CCAAACGGAACAGGTTTATGCCTTTTTTATTGGCTGAAATATTGAATTTTCAAGGTTCAACACACCACATCGGTGTGGGAAGTTTTAGTAATTCAATATCAATTCGATTTTCTTCAGCCACTTGCATAAGTTCTTGAAACTGTTCAGTGTTTTTCAATTTCATTTTTTGGTATGCCGCAAAACTTTTTGGTTTTAAATTTGGAAGATAAAAACAAATTTGTTTGTATTCCAAGAAGTCTGTAGCTTTTCTATCTTCAAGAATCGCTTTCGCATTATAAAGAATATAATTGCGTTTTTCTTCTTCTGTTCGATCATCTATAAAAGGTCTGTTATTATAAGCAAAAATATCTTCTTTAGAACAATATCTAGGAGCACTTACACCATATATGAATGGATAAAATATTAATCCACAATTATATATTTCCGGTGTTATTTGTGGAAAACGCGAATCTTTTCCAGTTAAGCTATATATGCGTTTGCGATACTTGGCGCACACAGCATTGCAGTTAGGCGCAGCATCAGATTCTACAAGGTCTGTTTTTAATACACTTGCATCGCGTAATGCTTTTTTCAAACTTCTCGCATGCAATGTTTCAAAACTATAATTATCGTGATAGTGCGTTTCAATGAATTCTTTTTCTCTTTTTGCTTCCTCAAATCGTTCCGCGCGTGTAAGCTCTAGTACGATATAAAAATAATTACTTTTGTTCCAATGGATTGGAGAATGACTCATTAGCTCATTCGCTTTTCTTAGGCATATGATGGATAAATCAAATAACCCTTTTAGTTCTAAATCACCAGCTTTTCTATAAATGACGTAGTCTAACGATTTGGAAATATTAGGCAAATGGTTGGTCGAATTAAAAATTGGAATAGGGATGTTGGCAATATCCGAAGCGAGTTCCAAATCAAATCGTTGTCCATCAGAAATAATATACCGAGATGTATATTGATTGCAATTATCTGCCGGAAGTATTTTAACAAGTTGACCATTTTGAAAATAAGAAGTTACAATTGACATATTCGGCTCCTTAATTGAGGATTATGCCTTACATAGCTTTTTCAATTTCGTCTGCATCGGTTTTGCTGAAATCATCCCGCATGATGTGCTCCAGGGCGTGCTGATATGCGATCATCTGCCTGGTCTGGCTGATCCGGGCGTTTATGATAATGGTAAAGCTGCCGTCTTCGTTCGGATGCACTTCTTCTTCCACAGCGGTATCCATATCAAGAAAGTATACCCCGATGGCTTCTGTCAGCAGTGGGTTATTCATATAGTTCTCCTTTAACACGGTTCGTCCGGAGCGCCTTTTTCCTGGGCTTTCAGACTCTTCATAAATTCGATGTGGGCTTTCAGACGTTCCGGTGGAATGTCCCTGGCCACGTGGAAGAGAGTGCGAAGCTCCGGGTTCTCAAAAGCTTCCTGGGCTATCTGGCGGGTCTCATCGTTGAGGTAGTATGGCATTTCCGATTGCTGCATATCATTGTGATCCTCAACCAAATCTGCTTTTGAGATACCAAAGTAGTTTGCCATCAATTCTATCTTATCAATACGTGGGTAAGAGTTGCCTTTTACCCAATCTGTAAAAGTTGTATATTTAACACCCAAAGCATCACACATTTCTTGCCGGGTCTTATCATATTTATCCATGTAATATCGGATATTCTTTGCCATTATTTCTTTATTTCCAAGATTACTCATAGACGCAACCTCCTTATGGTTTGATTATATGATTATTCCGTAAAAAAATCAAGATAAACTTAAAAAATTACGAAAAAACCGTTGACATTACGATTAAACCGTAGTATAGTGAGCGTAGAAACGGAAAGGAGGAGATGAGAGTGCAGAAAGTAAAGTCCCGCTTCACATTAAAAACTGCCCGGGAAATGAAACGTTATACCCAGGAAGAAGCGGCGAAACGTATAGGTGTAAGCGTGGATACGCTCGGAAATTATGAGCGTGGCAAAAGCTACCCGGATATTCCTGTGTTAAGAAAGATTGAAGAGGTTTACGGTATTCCGTATGAACAGCTTATTTTTTTACCTTTAGATTACGATAAAACCGTAAATCTCATATGAGAAAGGAGGCGAGAACGAATGCGTTTTTATAAATCAGATTGCCTGGAACATATTGGTTTTGATTTTTATTGCGATATCGCAAATAACATCGTCAAGGCCAGAAAAGATATGGGATTAACCCAGAAAGAACTTGCGAAGCTGGCAGGCATTAAGGAACACCGTTTGGTGGGAATTGAGAACGTGAAAATCAGAATTGATCTGGACGATCTGGAAAAGCTTGCGAAGGTGTTTGAGAGAACGGTTGACTGGTTGATTGATGCAGAACTCGATTGCGGTGGCAGCGAATGCATTTACTTGGTTTGGCCGGATTCTTTACCAGATTTCAAGCTGTATGGAAGAGCTACAAGCAAGCGAATGGCATTTTTGTTATATGACAAAAGACTTAAAGAATGTCATGTTGCGTATTCCAATGGCCGTGAAAGATTTTGGGTGAAACTAGTGGGTGTTCCAGTATCGGAAAAAGAAATTCAGAACAAATTCAAGAAACGGACAACAGAGGACTTACCTCTGGAGCCGGATCTGTAGGAGGTGATGAAGTGAAAAAAGACTTAATCCGCATCGAGAACCACGGGCGTTCTACATATCTTTACATCGCGGGGATTCGCCTGGGAAAAGGCATTTTAGGTATCAATTTTTCTCAGACTGAGGAAGAACCTATGACGCCGAAGTTGACAGTCACCGTAGATGTTAGAGCATTTTTACAGGAACTGTCGGAAATCAAACCGGAAGAATTGGAACAGGCAAAAGAAATTATCAAGATGTATCTGGATGGATACAAAAGAACTGCCGCCGAAGATGGCAACAGTTCTGTGGAGATTCTTAGATAAGTTTCTGAGCTAAAGAAACTGTCTTATCAAGAATTTCAATATTGGGTGCAATGCTGTTGATGAATTTGATATATCCGGTTTCTTCGAGTTCGTAGAAGAAACTGTCATCATAGTTTAATGCTGGAATGTCAGATGTGTCCATGCGTTTGGAATGTGTCGTGTTGTATGCACGGCAAATTTTCAATAACAATTCATCAGATTTAGGATGTAATGCCATGTAATTCTCCTTTCTTCGTATACTCGGCTTTGTCAGGAGCCTGTACAGGAATTATATCATTGGAAGAAAGGAAAAGGCAAATGGATTACCTGTTTGCAACAGAGTAGGAGGTGAGTGAAATGTTCAATACAGTGATTTCTTTTGGAAATGACATTTCTGTTCCCGAAGAGGTACTGGAGAAAACTGTCGAAGATATTTTACAAACAATAAAGTCTGAACTTCCAGAGGAAGCCCAGACCTATGAAGTTTACGAGTCTATTTTATGTAGATGTAAGGACCGGTTACAGAGCGGGCGAATTGTGTTATAGCATCTTTTCTACCATATCCTGGAGCGTATAAGAGATGATTTTCAGTTCTTTATCCTTGGAAGCGGCTCTGCTATGAATCAGATCGGAATCTGCTTTGATATTGAGAACGAAGGAATCAGTATATGTCCTCTTGTTGGCTTCATAGGCAATGCTTATGGTAATCGGTTTTGGATCTTCAAATATTTCGCGTGGGTTTACGTTACAAACGAAGGATTGATTTGGAGCAATAAAAGTATCTTTGATGTGCTCAAAAGGAATGTATTTTGGGCTGTAGGAGCACTTAGCTAAATCAAAATCGCAGGAAAAACTGGTAATGCGAGCCCCTGTTTGACCAAAATTTTTGATGACCAGGTAGTACATAGGAGATTGAAAGTTGGTTGCAGCGGTGTAAACAACTATGTATGGACGAGTTGATTCTTCAACCATTTGATGGTTTTGACGCAAGGTGACAACAGATATTATGACTGCGATTGTGCTGATGATTGTTGACAAAAGTATTCCGAGCAACTGAATTATATCGGACGGGCTGAGTGAACTAAGCAGGCCGGTGAACATAGTGTCGGAAGCGGATGCAAGTTGTGTGAGAAACATAAAAACCTCCGTAGTATGAATTTGATAAAGAAATTGTATCACGGAATATGCAGGAAAAGCAACGAGGGAGGTGTAAGAAGATGGTAAGAGCATACGAACCATTGTACACAGTAAAAGAAGCTGCGAAACTTCTGCGGGTTAATCCGCAGGCGGTATACCGGCTGATTAACGGAAAACAGCTTGTGGCTCTGCGCCTTGGACTGATCAAGATCCGGGGCAGTGACCTGGAGCGCTTTATTGAGCAGTATCCGGCGTACGAGCCGGAGGAAGGAGGTGATCAGAGTGGCGAAGCTTAACTTTATCGAGTCCCAGCACCCGCGGATGCTCAGCTACGTGGAGTGCCGGAGCGATCCGGTGTTTTACCTGGTCGAGGAGGAGCCAGAACCGGCGCTTGATCTGGATGATCTGGCGGGCAAGGTGATGTTTGGCATCTGTGCGATGTTTGCGGGATGCGTGGCCAGCGCGCTGCTGGCAGGAATGTGAAAGGAGGTGAGGAGATGGTAGAAATTACGATTAAGGATGATGGAGGCGTAAAAGGAACGGAGTCTGGTGATTTTGTTATGGCAATCATTAGTACTATCGAGGAAGACGGACTGAAAAGCGTTGGCATGGCATATGGGGTTACAAGCGATAAAGCTTCCGCCCATGCAATTGCAGGTTTTGTTAAGTATAGCATAGATGAGACAATTCTTCCGAAATCTAAAAAGGCTGCTTACAAGATTTTACGAGCATTTATCGACACGGAGATTAAGCGCCTGGAAGCAGAAGAATCTGTAAAAGAAGAAACCCCAGAAGCGGCAACTTCCGGGGAATCGGGTAAATAAAAAATCAATTTACAGTCTCATTATAGGTGAGGCGCGGAGGGAAATCAAGATGAAACTTTATGAGTTAACAGAGCAGTTTTTAGCGCTGCAGGAACTTGTTTACGATCCGGAAGTGGATGAGCAGACTTTTCAGGATACAATGGAAGGTCTTTGGGGCGAGATTGAAGATAAAGCGGATGGGTACGCCAAGATCATTATGGGAATGAAGGCAGATATTGAAGCTTTAAGGGCAGAGGAAGGCCGCCTGGCTGCCAGACGGAAGGCGCTGGAGAACCGTCAGCAGGCTTTAAAGAACAACCTGGAAGCCAACATGCGGGAAATGGGCAAGACAAAGTTTAAGACAGCGTTGTTCAGTTTCAATATTCAGAAAAATGGTGGTTTGCAGCCGTTGGTCATTGACGGGCTTCTGGAAGACATTCCGGGAAGGTTCCTGATCCCGCAGCCTCCGGTGCCGAATAACGAGGCAATCCGGACACTGTTAGAGAATAAAGCCGTTGAATGGGCGCACCTGGAGCCACGCGGGGAAAGTCTGAGGATACGCTGATGACATCTGATGGAAAGATCGTACCATACCGCATGTCCGTGTTGATGGAGATCGCGGCCAAGGTGGCAAAGACAATGGTGACCGGTGCTGTGAGCCTGAGCTATGAAGAAATGGAGATCGTGCTGGATTATATCCACCTTAACATTGAGGACAGCAAGCGCAGGAATGAAGCGAGAGAAAAGGAGAACAGAAATGTTTCTGAAGATAAGTGAGTTTAAGAAAGCTATGAAGTCCGCCCTGAAAACATCCGGCGGGTTGATCATTGGAAATGTAAAAGGGCATTTCCTGGTACATACGAGCCTTTGGGGCGTGTGGGTAGAAAGTGTTTATGCTACCAGTAAGTTTAAAGCAGCCATTGTGGAACTGATCGGTGATATGCCGGAAGAAGAGACTTGTTATAGGTATCATCTGGAAGAGAAAAATCTCAAGATGGAGTACCAGATAAGATATGAGAATCCTTATGATCAGTGGAAAGAAGCAAAGGATTTTGCGTGCGAAGTGCCGTTGGCTTTTTACAGTACGCCTCATGAGCTGTCCATTTACCAGAGTAAAAGTGACAGGTCTTATATTACTGTGTTGCAATCCTATGCAGCAGGGATGATGTCACTGGCAGAGCTTGAAGTGGGTATGGAACATATGCCCGGAAGACCCAGTGTTTCTCCTACCGGTTCTACGCTCTATTTTAAGAGTGAGACAATGATCTACTGGATCAGTATCGTAAAGGTTCCTCAAAAGGCGGAGGATACCATATTCCGGTACTTAAGAGGGCTGGACTTCTTTGAGGATGACTGGCTTCCAAAGAAAGATGAGCAGGAAACAGAAGCGGCGGCAGAGACGCTGCCGTATTAAGGAGGATATTATGGGATTACCAGTATTGATCTATGGAAAATCCGGAAGCGGGAAGAGCCGCAGCCTTAAGTTTTTTGATGAGGATGAGATCGTGCTTCTGAATACGGAGCGGAAGGAACTGCCGTTTAAGAAGCGCTTTAAGAAGACAGGATGCAGTGATGATATCAACCGGATCATTACAACGATCAACCAGAACCCGGAAAAGACTTACGTGATCGATGATGCGGGGTATATTATGACGCATCTTTTCATGTCACAGCACCGGAATAAGAAGGGAAATGCATCCTTTGAGATGTACGATGACATTGCGGATGCCATGTATGGTCTGGTGAAACGGATCAAGACGGATGTGACAGCTCCGGACAAGATCGTTTACATCATGTTCCACGAAGATACGGACGATTTTGGTATCTCACGTCTCAGGACCATTGGCAAGCAGTTGGACCGGAAAGTGTGCCTAGAAGGCATGGTCACGATCTGCATCCGTTGCATGAGTGAAAATGGGAACCATTTCTTCCGGACGGTTACGGACGGATCCGATATCACAAAGACTCCGGAAGAGATGTTCCCGGAACCGGAGATCGAAAACAACTTGAAATTAGTAGATGATACCATCCGGGATTTTTATGGATGGGAAAAACATAAGACCAAGGAGGATACAAAGTCATGATAAAGAAACCAGCAGGATATGATGAGGCAGCAGCTTATACAGGGGAATCCCAGCAGCTGCCAAAAGGAAAGTATGTGTGTGTGATCAAACAGGTAGCAACCCAGACATCCAAGAACGGAAATAAGCAGTTTGTGATCCTGTTTGATGTAGCAGAGGGAGAGCAGAAAGACTTTTTCCAGAAGCTCTTTAATGCGGACAAGGCCCAGAACAGTGCTGACGCAAAATGGCGTGGTGTGTTTAAACAGAACATGGAAGGAAAAGGACTTTCCTGGTTCAAGGGGATCATCACTTCCATTGAGCGTTCGAATAATTTTACTTTCCAGTGGGATAAGGAAAACAATGAAAAAACACTGGCAGGAAAGAAATTTGGAGGAATTTTCCGGCGCAGGCAGTATGAGGCAGAGAACGGAAACCGCCCTATCGTTACAGAACTGTGGCAGATCCGCAGCGTGGCGGGTCTGGCAGATGCGGAGGTACCAGAGGATGATCTGCTTCCGGAAGGCACGGTACAGAAGCCGGCAGAAACACCGTCTCCTGTGGGTGATGGTTTCATGAATATTCCGGAGGGCGCAGGTGATGAAGGCATCCCGTTCATGTGATCCGGAGCTTTACAGCAGGATAAAAGATGCAGTAAGTATGCAGCAGGCCGTGGAATACTGCGGCCTGCATATTTTAAACGGAAAATGCCTCTGTCCGTTCCATAAGGATACCCATCCTTCCATGAAGATCTATCCCAATGGAAAAGGGTATTACTGTTTTGTCTGCGGTTCCGGTGGTGACCAGATCAAGTTTGTGGCGGCCTATTACGTGATCAGTAATTATGAAGCCGCAAAGCAGCTGGCGCAGGCTTACGGGGTGCCAGTCAATGAGCCGGTGACCTATAGGGAAAAGCGGGAAGCAGACAAGAGGAGGCGCTATAAGCGGGAATTAGGGCAGTTTGTGCAGGAGGCGGTAAAATGGCTGACCGTGTACAGAGGACTGCTCTGTGAGGCTGTCAGGGAGCGCAATGAACATTTCTGGGAAGGGCTTGGCAACTTGACCTATGTGGAGTATCTGTTGGGGTGCCTTAAGGACTGCCCGGAAGAAGTGTATGCCGATAAGAAGGTGGTGAAAGAGATTGGAAAAGTCGAAGGACGAGTTATTAGCTGGTATATCTAAGCTGTCTGGCCTGGATCCGTTCCCGGATGAGATATTTTACCAGATCTTTGAGATTGAGGATAACGTGGAGCGGACCCAGTACGTGGAGGCACTGCGGAAAGAAGCAGGGAAGCTGAAGCGCAGGCCAGAGTTTAACAATCTGTACCGTGCGTTTGTCCTGGACTATTCCCAGAGACAGAAGCAGACGGGGAAAGTGACACGGTTTACGGACCAGCCCATAGAGCTTAACTGTGGGGAATGGGAGGCAACGGATATGGGGGTAAAGACCGTCCGTTACGACAAGAATGCCATGCCGGTTGCCTATTACGCCTGCAGCCACCCGATCCTTCCGGTGGAGATCTTAAAAAATGTGGATACGGCCCAGGAGCGCATTTCCCTGGCATATTTTAAGTCAGCCACCTGGCAGAAGATCACGGTTGACAGGGCCGTGTGCGCCAATGCCAATAAGATCGTGGACGCGCTCAGCCAGTTCGGGATCGAGGTGACCAGTGATAACGCAAAGAGCCTGGTGCGCTATATCTCAGACTGTGTTGGACTGAACCCGGCTACCCTGGAACCCAAAAAATCCATCAACCGCCTTGGATGGGTGGGGAGCAGCTTTACGCCCTATGCCCAGGATATCCGGTATGAGGGAGATATGGACTATGAGGTGATCTTCCGGAATGTGGCCCAGAAAGGCGATTTTGGTGCCTGGAAGACACTTTGCAGGGATCTGCGTAAAAATATACCCCTGCGCATGATGATGGCCGCCAGCTTTGCTTCCGTGCTTCTGGAACCTCTTAAGGTATTGCCGTTTGTATTGCATTTATGGGGAACGACCGGAACCGGAAAGACAGTAGCGCTCATGGTGGCAATGTCCATCTGGGGCAATCCCAAAATGGGCGGCCTGGTAAAGACCATGAACATGACAAAGAACGCCATTATGCGCAATGCCGCATTTTTATGCAGTATCCCTTTTGCCGGAGATGAGCTGCAGACCATAAAGGATAAATGGCAGGGGAATTTCGACCAGCTGATCTACCAGATCACGGAAGGTGTGGATCGTGGCCGTGCCAGGGCCTATGGCGGAGTGGAAGATACCAAGACCTGGAAGAACAGTTTTATCTTTACAGGCGAGGAACCGATCACAAAGGTAAACTCCGGCGGTGGTTCTAAGAACCGAGTGATCGAGATCGCCATTGACGGACTTCTGATTGAGGACGGCCATTATGTCAGCAGCGTGGTCCAGGAGCATTATGGATACGCTGGACGGAAGTTTGTGGAGTACATACAGGAAATGGACTTAAACCGGATCATGGACCGGTACCGGGAAATATTTGAGCAGTTATGTAAGCTGGATACAACGGATAAACAGGCAATGGCAATGTCTTGTATGTTGCTGGCGGATGAGATCGCAGTGAAGCTTTTCTTTCCAGAAGAGCGGGCTTTACAGGTCAGCCAGGTAAAACAATACCTGCAGAGTAACTTTGATGTGGATGTGGCGGAACGTGCCTACCAGCAGGTACTCAACTGGGCAGCCAAGAACCCGGTGCGTTTTGAGGATCCCAAGGCGGATAATTCACCCAATAAAGGGGAAGTCTGGGGCAAGATCGATGAGGACAAGCTGATCGTGAACCGTGACGTACTCCTGGCGTTCCTGGACCAGAATGGGTTTGATTATACGGCGGTAAGTAAGAAATGGTCAGAGAAAGGGTATCTGGTACGTAATTCCCAGGGGAAAATGGTGCATCAGACCAAGGTATATGGGATCAAATCCAGCTATATCAAGTTCAGGCTTCCGGAGGATGATGATACAACGGATGCAGATGGATTTATGGTAGTTGATGGGAATGAACAGGAGTCATTGCCCTTTGATTAAGGGTCTTACCTGCGAAAAAAAGGTAAGACTTTGGTAAGACCCCTAAACCCCGCATAAACACTGGCTTTTTTATATAGGGTCTTACCTGTCTTACCTGTTTTTAATATACGTAACGTAGGAAAAAGTTATTGTAGAAAATTTAACGTTAAATATATCACAATATTAAAATTTCTTTAAAAATGTTGGTATATATAACCGGATTTTAGGTAAGACAGTAAGACCCTAAGAAAATAAGGGGTTTGCGGGCATTTTTCAGGTAAGATTTAGGAAAGACATTTCTGCAAAATGGTAAGACCATGGCAGGAAAGGAGATAAAAACAGATGGAAATGAGCAATAAATCAGCCGGAACGCAGTTTGAAAGAGAATTTGCAGCCCGGCTGGCAGCGGAAGGCTTCTGGGTGCACCGCTTCCAGGATAACAAGAATGGACAGCCCTGTGATGTGATCGCTGCAAGAAATGGAGAAGCGTACCTGTTTGATTGTAAGGACTGTAAAACAGATGCATTCAGCCTGAGAAGAGTGGAAGAAAACCAGTTCAATGCAATGAGGCTGTTTGATACAACAGGAAACCGGCGTGGGATGTTTGCGATCCGGTATCCGGATCAGGAGATTTACCTGGTGGATTATGAGATCGTCAAGATTATCCGAAACAATGGGAAGAGCAGTATTCCAAGGCACTTGATCGGAATGTATGGAAGGACGTTGGAAGACTGGCTGGATGATCTTGCAGTAATGGGGGATAAAAAGAACAATGGTTGTAGAGATTGGATCTGAGATACGGATCAGGGACGCTTCCAAGGAACTGTATGACTGGGCGCAGGAAAATCTGATCATCCCTAACCCGCAATACCGGGAAAGGGAACGCAGAGGACTTTGGGTAGGAAATACACCGAAGTATCTCTGGCTCTATCATGTGGATGGTTCGGACTTGATCGTTCCTACCGGAGTAGGAAAGCAGGTAAGGCAGTTCCTTTCAGAGAAGGATAAGATAAGCGTTCATCTGGCCGATAACGGGATTTTAGATTATAAAGGCACAATTCCCCTGTATGACTACCAGAAAGATGCAGTAGAGGCCATGCAGCGTACCAGCTGCGGGATTTTACAAAGCCCCTGCGGATCAGGAAAGACGCAGATGGGGATTGCCCTGGCTGCTGAGCTTAGCCGCAAGGTATTGTGGATCACTCATACGCAGGACCTGCTCACTCAGTCAAAGACCAGGGCAGAACAGTATTTTCCAGAGGAAACACTGGGAACAATCACGGCAGGAAAAGCCCAGGTTGGCAGCCATATAACATTTGCCACAGTCCAGACCCTGTGCAAGATGGATCTGGACCAGTTCCGGTATACATGGGATGTGGTGATCGTGGATGAGTGCCACCGGCTGGCTGGTTCGCCAACTCAGGTGACGATGTTTTACAAGGTGATGAACGGCCTGGCTGCAAGGCATAAATATGGCCTGTCCGCTACGGTACATCGTTCGGACGGAATGATCAAAAGCACCTTTGCAGTCCTGGGGCCTGTGATCTACAAAGTACCGGATGAGGCAGTAGCGGATAAGACCATGCAGGTGCGGATCCTGCAGAGGAATACAGACATAACCGTCAGCCGCAGCTGTCTGGATACAGATGGGACCTTGGATTATAACGAACTGCTTTCTTATCTTGGAGGAAACAGGGAGAGAAATGAGATGATCGTTAAGGATCTGGTAAATCAGAAGGGACATTCCTGTCTGATTCTGGCAAGCAGGCTGGAACAGCTGCGAAATATCATGGATCTGCTCCCGGATGAATTGAGAAGTATTTCTGCCATGATTGATGGGGGAATGACCAGTAAGAAAGGAAAGGCCGAAAGAGAGGCTGCGATCGAAGATATGAGGACTGGAAGAAAGAAAATCCTGTTTGCATCCTTTGGCCTGGCAAAAGAAGGTCTGGATATCCCGAGGCTTGACCGGCTGTTCCTGGTATCTCCGCAGAAAGATTACGCAGTAGTTACACAATCTATTGGTCGGATTGCCAGAAAGGCAGAAGGAAAGACAGATGCCGTGTGTTATGACTACGTGGACGATATCCAGTTTTGCGAAAACCAGTTTAAACGGCGTAAGACTCATTACAGGAAGGCGGGGTGTATCTTATGACAAGAAATGAAGAACAGGCAGCGCTTGCGAAAGGCGTGTGGTGTGACTCCTATAACTTTTATCTGAAGTATCATGGCCGCCCTGCTGATCCGGGCTTCTGGGAAGAGGCCACGGCAGACTTCGGGAAGATCATGAAGAAATATGGAGGTGCTACGGTGTGCGGCAGATTGATGCTGGCAGCGTTCAGCCTTTTGGAGGAGGAAACCAGATGAATGACCCAAAGAAGATGTCCGTCCCGGTCTGCTGCATCTGCCAGAAGGTGATCAATGGGGATGCAGAGTGGATCAGGACCCGGAGAGGGACGGTATTGTATATGCATAAAGAGTGTGTGAGGAAAAGAAAATGGGAAGATTAATTGAAAAGGATGACCTGGGTAACTGGTGCCTGAAGGGTGTCAGGTGGGAGCAGCTGCGAGCGGGCCAGGTAATCACCAAAGAAGTAAGTGAAAGGCTGTATGGGGCGCTGTGTAAGCTTAAGGACTATGAAGATACGGGCTGCAACCCAGGAGATGTTGAAGGTTTCATAGAGCTTGGTGGCAATTTGGTTAAAATTGTAGCGGAATATGTAAAGAAATACAGATGGATCCCGGTGGAAGAGAGACTTCCGGAAGAAGATGAATATGTCCTGATGTCATTTGAGAATTTCTCGCTTCCGATGATCGGACGGTATGAAAAAGATAATGATGGTGGTGGAGCATGGTATGCTGGTGGTGATGATGGATGCGATACTTGCAGCAGCCAGGACTTATTTGTGAATGCCTGGTTGCCACTTCCGAAGCCATGCAGGGTAGAGGTGGAAGAAAATTAAGATTTGGAGGATACTATGAAAAAGTGGGTAGAGAACAAAGAACCATCCGGCGCAGTGGTTCACACGCTTGTGTTCGGGCATCATGGAGATGATCCCAAAGTCATAGTGGAGTTGTTTAGAGATTCAGAGGGAGATTGGCTTACAATATCGAATGTGCTCGATACAGACTGGGACTTGCTGACCGGCAAGGAAATGTGTGAGCATGATGCCAAAATGATGGTAGAGGAAATGGTGTACGATCATTTTGCGGATGAAAAGAGGTATTACGAGGAAATTTGCGAAGAGTTTGATATGGAAAACTGAAATTTAGAGGAGGTAGCCTATGAATAACAAACATGTAAAGCAGTACATCATCCAGAATATAAGCCACATAGAAGACAGCCTGTTCCTTCGCCAGATCTACACACTGGTAAAGCTGTATCTGGAAAGAAAAGACCGGAAGCATACCGGTAAAGCCGCGTAATGTGGAAACGAGTAAATCCCAACGTGGAGTATGTGATAGCTGTCATGCGCAAGAAGGGAGAGGATATAAAGAATGGGATTAGTAAAGTCAGATGCCCAGAGAAAGGCAAACCAGCTGCAAAGGAAAAGTGCCATAGCTGCAGCTGATAAGGATATGATCACCGGACCGAAGCCTACAACCTGGTCAGCCAGGATGCCGGCCTATGCGGGGACAAGCCTCTGCCCAGATCCGGAGTTAAGAGGAGGTGATACCATTGGCGAAAATAAAGATAACCAGGAAGCTTCTGAGCAGTTACCGAAAGCTTAAGAAAGAGATTGTAGTCTTGGAATTGGAACTGGTAGAGATGATGGAAGGGGATAACGGGATCGGCATCAGCGTTGTTATGGACTACCGCAAAGGCTATCCACAACCGAAAGCGGTTCCTGGTTTTGACTGGAAGCTGCATGATCGCCGTCAGAGGATCCTGGATAACAAAAAAGCAAGGTGCAAGGCCGTAGAAGACTGGATAAGATCCATAGAAGATGGTCAGGCACGGTATGTGTTCCGGATGTTCTACATAGAGGGAATGACGTGGGATAGGATCGCTGCAAAGATTGGATACAGCAACAGTCCGGACTATCCAAGGCTGCATATACGTGATGCCTATTTAAAAGATCACAGTATAGAACAAAAAAGGTCGGTTTAGTCGGTGATGTCGTAATACAATAGAGTGGAAGCCAAAGGCATACAGCCAACGGCTTACGTCAAACCCCACTAGGCAGCAGGTGAAAGCTTGTTGCCTCCCCCTTGGAACGTAGCTCAGTAGGGAGAGCAATGGCTTGTGTCCTAAGCGAAGGTTCGAACCCTTCCGTTCCGATTTGCCTGGTTTAGGGATCTCCACCCGGACATTCTAGGTAGCATGAAAGACATCCTTGAGAAAGGGTGTTTTTTTTGTTGTATTGATATTGACAAAACAGAACATGCGTTCTATTGTATAGATACAAGAAATAGGGCTTTGTTATATATTTCCAATTTGGTATGTGGTATAATGTAAAAAAATGTCAAATTGGAGAGTACGATATGATAAAAGTAGCGAAATGTTTATCAGATGATTATATTCATAGTTACAGGTTAAAGAATTTTTGCTATGAGCATAAAATGCCAGTGAGTGAGATAAAATCAGACTTACTTAGTCAAGTAGTGGCATATGCAGGTGATGATGAATCTACTAAAACCTATAAAGAAACTTATGAATGGCTTCTGGATACAATAAAATCAGGTAGTAAAGAATTTTGTATTAAAAAAATTTATATTCCTGAGGAGATTTTGAATAATGTTGACATAATTATGCAAAATAGATATGAGCAATGCCCTCAACAAAATGTTTTGTCATACAAGAATACAGAGCGATTTGAATTGGTGAATTATAAGATTGACTACGCACAACAAGAAAAAATCTCCGTTATTTCATTACTTTTTTCAGGAATTCTATTGGAAGGAAACGTTGAATTTGAAAAAGGAGATAGAATCATATATCCGATTTATATTGATATTTATGTTGACCAAGGTTTTATTGTGGCGCGATATAAGCCTAAAACAACACTTTATGTATGCTGTGAGGATGACATAATACATAAGGAAAACCGATTTAAACCATTAGATAAATCAATGGATTTGATTAATAGCTTAATGAAAACTTTTAAAATGCAGAATGCTGATATTAATCCTGTAAGCAAGTGGGGACAGATGATGTATAAGTTATATTTGAAATATTCTTTTACGCCGGCTGATATACAGGAAAAAATAAATTCTATGAAAACTATGAGGAATAGTTTTATCAATCAGATATTTGAGAAGTTGAATTTAAAAGAGGCTAATAAGTCAAAGGCAGAAGTAGATATGGATATTTTTCTTGAAAAATTTATTTCTATTAATGGAAATATGGAAAAAATTTTTAAGGAAGATCGAGAAGCATATTTAATTAAAATTTCATCAGATGACATATTGCAGATGACAAGGATAGATACGGCATCTACGGGTCAGAGACCTTTACAGTGTAGTGATACTTTTTTTGATGGAAAAAAATCAGTATTAAATACAAAAGAGTGTAAAGTCCTTCATTTATGTTATAACAGAATTAGGAGATACTTAGGACCATTTACGGTGCAATTCACATCAGCTAAAAATTTAGGTGTAGTCAAAATGTATTATGATCCAGAGGAGGTAGATATACAAAATGTTTTACAGAGAATTTTTGAAAATTACTAATTTATTTGATGAACATTTTGTTGATACGTTTGATTTTTGGCTTACCACTCTTCCGGATAGAGAAGCCAGGACAATTTCTGTTTCAACAGTTGCATCAAGATTGGAAGTAAAGTATAGTGTTGCCGAATCAATAATGGGATTTGCTGAAAAGGAAAAAATTTTAAAAAAAAGATATGTAGTATTATGTGCAAATGAAGAATGCGAATTCTTTTATGGAGAATTTGATGCGGATGAACTTAGAGATATTTTAGGAACAATGGGCTATTGTCATAATTGCGGAAAAGAATTTCAAATTTCATTTGAAAATACCCGAGTTGTGTATGAGAGAATAAAAAATCCTAATGTACCGGAAAGTGTGATAGAAGACGAAATAAGAAAAAGGGAAAGTAAGCTAGATGGTGATATAAATTTTCCCCTAGCTGATACGTTGGCCAATAATCCTAAAGCTATATTTGAACTATATTATGCGCCTTCGGAATCAGCTTATAAAAGATTAAGGGAATTAAAAAAAGCACTTAATGGACCATTTAAGACGAGTAAAAGTCAAGGAGATGCTTTAGAAGAACTTGCGTTATACTTGTTTAAACAGATAGAGACAGTAAGTGGTACAAATGAGATCCGTACCTATACAAATCAGTTTGACTGTACAATGCGTTTTCTGTATAGTTCGAAAGCGTTTCCAACCATTATGCAGTTATTAACTCCGTATTTTATTATAGAATGCAAAAATGAAATGAAAAAATCTGGAGAAGGAAAAACTCCATCTAATACATATTTTCATAAGCTATCTGATATTATGTCTTCTAATGAAGCGAAACTAGGAATTGTTTTATCTAGAGGAAAGGCAAGCGCAGAAGATATTAGCATTGCATATAATAACTATCTGATTAATAAAAATATGAAACAACCTAAAATTATGCTGTCATTATCGGATACGGATTTAGATGCATTAATTGATAAAAAAGTTAACCTCTTGGACTATTTGAGCTTTAAAAAGGACATTCTTACTATGAATGCTAAAAACGCTACTTTTGAAATGTTTGAAGAGAAAAATTTATAGATATTAAATATGGAGTCACCCAGCGTGGCTCCTTTTCTTACTTTATAGGAAAGACCGCCGCCGGCGCTCTTTTGAATTAAAAATGCCCGCCGGTAGGCGGGGAGACCGTTTCAAGTTTTGTGTAAACGTTAAAAACTGATATAAGATTTGTGAATAGTTACAATGGGCAGAGCCGATTTTCCGGATTCTGCCC